TTCTTCATTTAAATCTTCATAACTTTTAACTTTTAGTATTGGTAAGTCTGTCCAATCATCATAAATGTAATTATCTATAACTATTGGAATACAACCCAAATATAAACTTTCCCATGTTCTATGACAATCTATACCATTTCCAGGGGGTGAAATAACAAATAAACTCTTAGACATATTTATCGCATACTCATCAAAAGATAAATTTGATTGATATATTAATGGTAATTTATTTTTATTTAAAATATTCAATATATTTTTTCTATTTGGATTTGTTAAATTCCAATTACAATAAATTGTAAATTCTTTTTTATTATTTTTTAATGTTTGTATATTTTGAACAAACCATTTAGTCATATATTGTGGTTCATAAAATGGATCTTTGTGGGTTTTTAGACCCAAGGGTATTGATATCAAATCCTCACAAATGTGTGTTGGATTTATAGCAAACCATTTATGAATGCTATTGGGCTTTTTACTATATCTAAAATTATCAATTGGATAATCTGAGTGATGAGTTATTAGTAAATATTTTTTATTTGACTCTCGTATATTATCAAATAGATAATTTAAATCATCAGTTTTACAAAAAATAATACAATTTTTATTTAATATTTCTTTATCAAATAATTTATTATATGATAAAACTATGGAATAGTCTGCTATTTTTTCATAATTTGCAGCATTTAAAATATTATCAATTTCTATTTCCATGCCTATCTACTAATATCCAATCATCGCTGTAGCCGTGTTCTTTAGAGTACTGATCAATTTGGGGGATATACATTATATTTTCATTATACACCATTAATGATAATATTGCTTGATCGTGTCTATGATCTATAAAATCTTTAAAATTATCCATTCTTATATTTGGTGTGTCTTCTATTAATCCTGGAATTAAACAATTTTCTAACCATTTTTCAACAAATGAAACAGAATATGAACATTTTCTAAAAAATAGATAGGTCGCTTGCATTTGATTTTCTTCAGAAAAATCATTTTTATTATTTTTATTCAGATAGAAAAAACAATCACCTTTAGTCCATTTTGAAGTTTTTTGCTTCATTGAAAAATTCAAAACACCTTTATGGTTTATCATTCTTAAAATATTATCTACATTTTTTATTATTTTTGCGCCAGAATCCATATAAACTAAATACGAATCATTTTCTATTTGATTTAATGTTTTTAAAATCAGATAAGGTTTCCATAACCAATATCCAGCACCTCTACTTTGACTTAAAATTTTATTATTTTTAATTTTAAAAGTTTCATCTATATCATTATTATTATATCCTTTAGAAATAAATCCAAAAGATTCTGCACTTTTTAAACCAATTTGTTGGCTATTTAAAAATCCATTATTTGCATAATTTATAAAATATTTTTTCATTTTAAGATGCCGATCTACTAATATTGGTATTATACAGATATTTATGTAATACTTTATCTATTTTATAGCTACTCTCAACCCTTTTACTCATTTTACTTACCCAATCAGCATCCTCGCAGGATTCATTATATTGATTTCTTATCTCTATAAATTTTTCATTTTTTGCCAATTCAGATCTCCAAGCACACAAATGCCATGCTGGTCTTTTTACTTTATAATTTGGATTTGTTTTTAAATAATTGTAATCAACACCTTCTATTGCGTTTCCATGATCAAAAGTAACATAAAATTCAAATCCATTTACATTACAATACTGATTGAATGTTATTACATCATATTTATTATCTCTGCATATTGGGACCAATTCTTTAAAATAATCATCAGTAATGTCGTCATCATCGTCTAGAAACGCAATATAATTTCCATTCGCTATACTTAATAAATCATTTCTCTTTTCAGTTATTGATTTTTTTCTATTATCTGTCAAAATTAATATTTCCACATCTCCATAAGAACAAAGGGAATCTAATTTTTTAAATAACTTATTAGCCAGATCCAATCTTTCAGTTATCGATAATATTAAAACTGATAAACAAATATTTTTTTTCATAAAGAATTTTTCCAATTTATTTTTGGAGATAAAAGATCTCCATGTGTTGCATACCCAGGTATTGGACTTATCATTAATCTATGTCTAATATCAGTTAGGGTACAAAAAAGCTCATAATCTCCTGGTATTTTTCTATAAGGATGTTCATCAACATTCAATAGCAATAATGAAGCTTTAAATACATTCTTATCCTCTTTTAGAGTAATTACCTTAGATGCGAATGTCATTGTTGCAGTATTAACTGTTCTCCAATAATCATTAATACCAAAAAATATTTCACTCTTATAGCTTTTAAAATTTTCAAATATATAATCTATTTCTTTATTATAATTTATATTAAAATGTTTTTTATATCTTTCTGGACTATCGTATAAATTTACATAATCTGCCCTACAATAATTAAATGCTTCATTTAAAGCATTTCTTGAATATTGTCTGTGAAGATAATCATTTTCAACAAAATAAATTATATCATCATCTTTATTTTCTGTAATTGCTTTATTATATGTAAAATCAAAACTACCACAGTTTCCCAAAGATGTTCTTATCACTTCCACCTTATATTTTTTCAACCACTGCATCGTTTCGTCTGAAACATTATCTGCAATAATTACTAATTCTGATTCATTTACTTCAAAATTTTTAATAAAGTTATTTAAACAATTTTCATTTGTAAAATATTCGGGAGCCTTACCCCTTCTATTATTATCAGATAATCTATAATAAATTTTCATTATCTTCTCTTTAGTATCAAAAATCCATTATTGTTTGTATATTCTGATTCAATATACCAATGAGAATTTTCTTTCAAAAATTCAATAATTGCTTTATAGATTCCACATCCACCTCTTTCTCCCCTCTCTCTAAAACTAATTGTGTCATGAAATATCAAATATTTCTTAGCTTTATTTCCATGTAATTCTAATTCTTTTTTCATTTGGTCATATTCGTGAAGTGTATCTATGAATAGAAGATCACATTCCTCTATTTGAATCTTTGTGGTATCACCTAGAATAAACTGATAATCAATCCCGCAATCTTTTGCTGCTGAATAAACTTCATCTATATTTCCACCCCATTTGGATGGTGGTTCTATATCATATGATATCATTTTAGTAGGTTTACCAGCAAGCATAGCCCATGTACTTACTATTCCACGGACACCAAATTCTACAACATTTTCACACTCTTCAACATAAGATTGTAGTGTAGGAAGGTGTTGGTGTATATCTGATGGGGCTGAACAATAATATTGGTATTTTGTATTAATTACAGAACAATTCATGTTTTTTATCCTTTAATATTTCAATATATCTCTTACCATGAAATCCAAAACAATTTTCAAGTTTATGGTCTTCCGAAATTGGTATCTCTACTGAAAATTTTTTTGCCAATTCCACTGGAGCAAATTTGATACCATTTTCTTCTAACATTTTTCTGACCACTACCGAAATTGTTACATCCTCATTTGTTAATGATTGTTTATGAAATTCTCTAAATCCAGATATTTTATTTGTCATATCATATAATTTTCTAGAACGAATAGAAAATCCACCATTACCCACCACTGGACTATTTCCTGTCCATCTCATTCCAGAAGGCCACGGTGCTCCGATATAATCGTAGTTTAAAAAATCGTCATCCCATAAATTATAATTTATTGGAAATCCATCAGTCTGAACAACCATGAAATATTCAGAATCTGAATAGTTAATTAATTTTTGAAATAACAATTCATTTAAATCGCAATAATTTAAAATATCAATATACTTAACATTAAATTCATTGTTGTTGTATTCTTTACTTGGTGTTAAAAACAATACTTCAGATATAAAATAATTTAAATTAGTTAAAATATTTTTAGCAATATTTTGATACTGTTCAGTTTCAGTTCCAAGGCCATCCACTATAGTTAGTGCTATATTTTTTATATTCATCTCACATCTTCTAAACAATGATGATCATCTGGTCCCTTCCAATATGGCCCAGGAACATTTGGTGGAATTCCATAACCTCTAAATTTATGCTTATGCCAAACCCTAACATCCTTTGCAGGGTTATACACCCTGTATTTAGCTTCAACAAAACACTGCATTATTCTCAAATCGCAAGAATAGTAACCTATTGGAAAATCTCCATTTTTTACTTTAGACTTTCCCCTCCATACCCAAACATCATTTGACTCTGGTGCTGCTCTTCCATTTTGATGAAAACCATTTATAAAATAATGATCATCTTCTGGATACCATCTACTCAGGCCAATGGCAATTTCATCTGTAACTTTTTCATCTAATTCTAAAATACTATAATCAAAATAAATATCAGAATTTGCTATAAAATTTAGATCTTCTGGATTCGAAGCTTCTTCTAGATTAAATATATCTTGATATTTTGTTCTTTCACCAAATGGGTAAATTTTTGTAATTTTTGAAGAAAAAACAGGCAACTCTTCCTTCGTTATGACAAAAATATTATCAAAATATTTTAATTTTGCATTATTTATTAGGCAGAAATCATATTCACTTTGCCTGTGTTGATTGTCTGTTTTGATATACTCAACAAATAAATTTTTCATTATATAATACCTTTGTTGGTGTAGTAAGTATTTTTTGCAGAATTTCCAATAATTTGTTCTTTATTCTGCCCCATGTCTATTAGACCTCTTATTTTTGAATCTCCATCCGAAATACCCATCACAATCACAGCATCATCTTTATTGTAATTTGAATCAGCGAATAGACAAAAATTAGATCCAACTAAACCAATTTCAATCTGAATTTCTTCCAAAACTTCCAACATAATTTCGTGATCAAAAAACTTTTTTTCATTTTTTAAATAATACTCGCACTTTTCAATCCATTTATTGATAAATTCAAATGATTTTTCATTTCCACTTAAATATATTGGAGATGCCTTTGGAATAAAATTTCCCTTTTCATTTATACTATTAGTGGCAAAAACAACATCAGAATTTATATTTTCAAACATATCAAGTTTTTTATAAACATAACTGTCAATGTCTAGCCAAATAACTGGACCGTTAATTTTTTCCATACACTTTAGTATAAACGAAGGTTTATATAAACAATTAGATCTATAAGAACCTCTTGATGTAATTTCTTCAACATAATATGGCATATTTAATTTTTGCATATTTTTAATAAAATGAAATGCATGTGAAGAATAATAAGTATTATTTGTATCTACATCGCAAAAGTATGATATTACTGTAGTTTTCATGATTGTACTAAAAATTTATTTCCTGGGCATTGAAATCTTATATTATTTTCATCAAATCCCATTTTTCTAAGAGATTCTTCTTTTGATTGACCATCGGCCAATCCCATAGTAATTATTGGCTCCCCACCAATAACCTGCAAACCAGGCCAAACGCAATAAGCATTACTTAAACATGCCATCCTAATGCCTGTATTTTCTGTTATAATTTTATTAAAAATACCCATTAAGACCTCATGGTCAAACATAGTATCTCTCTGACTTTCCACCTGTTCGCTCGCTTCTATCCAAGCATACATGAATTCTAATGTCTTTGGTGTATAGTTAACATAGATTGGAGAAGCTTTTGGTAGAGCTATTGATGGATCTTCTTTTGTTGGAACCTTTGGAAAGGCAAATCCAACATCGACTTTATCTTTAAATTCATCAAAAACATCTAATGATTTATGTACTATAGAATCTATGTCTAGCCAAACTAATGGCTTTCTAAATTCATTCATCATATCTAAAATAAATCTAGGTTTTGACAGACAATTGGATCTGTAAGATCCTTTTGATTTTTTCTCCCTTATTATGTGGGGAATTCCTAAATTATCTAAATTTTTAGTTAATCTTTTAGAGTGATCGCTATAATAGGTGCGACCATCAACATCAGAATAAAAAGAAATCACTGGAGTTATCATGGTCTAGTATTTATAAATTTTGAATTAGTTTATACAGAACATCGTCTGCATTTTCCATCTTATTTACCTTTTCAAAATTTTCCCTTATTGCTTCAATTTTTGAGTAGTATAGCTCTGGTGTCAATGAGTTGATATCGAAACTAGAATCTAATGTTATTATTCCATCAGCGTTGAAATAATTGCCAATATCTTTGGTTCCCCAGTAAACTGGTATAGTCCCCGTTGCGAAGCAGTCTGTTATCTTTTCTGTAAAATATGTACTATATCGATCATTCTCAATCACTATGGAGAACATGTAGTCATTCATTGCTTTTGATTTGTCACCCCAAGGTTTTTTCTCATAACCAAATCTCGGAGAACCTAGAACACCACCAAAAAGATCAACTTTATCTTTAAATTTTTCAGCAAAATGATGTCTTAATTCATGACCTATCGTCAATTTTTTACTAGATGCAATCATGGATGCTATTTTAGTTTTATCGAAAATTTTTCTATCTTCTATCCACGGCAAATTGCTTCCAGCAAACGAAAATTTAAAGTTGTTAAACTTTTCACAATATTCTCTATCCGAGATATAAACAGCATCAAAAGAGTCATTGATCAATTGTGCGTTTTGATCGAATAGGTGTTTGGGTATGTACATACCAAAAAAAATTGCTCTGGATTCGCATATCCATGCAATTTTCTTTTCCCCTGGTTTCTTTTTGTAATTTATACCGTGAGGTATTGCTGCATCTATAAAAACTTTAATATTACAATCTTCAGCTGTCCAAGAAAAATATTTTGGTTTTAGATCAGAACAGGATGAAAGATTGATATCAAACGGTGCTCCAAAAGCTTGCATTAAATCCATATAGTCACTTTCCTATATGGTATTTAGGTATCAATTCCCAATCCTTTTTATCTCCATGTGATAAAATTTTAATTCTTGCTAGGCTTATTTGTGGATCTCTGTAATCTTCGGAGTTTATGGCTTGGCATAAACCCCACTCAACCAAAAGTCTTACTATTGTATTTCTTCTTGAAATGTCCTCGTCGGATAAGTCACTTTCTAGATCATCTAATAAAAACATCTCTTTAAAGTGCAAAATCCAATATCTTGATCTTTTGTGTAAGATATGACAAGATTGGAACAATTTTTTATCTTTTTTTGAGGAAACGCCAATTCTAGTTAAAGTTTCTTTTATTTTAAGAAAATCTTCTTTAGAATTTAATTTAATCTCTACACCCAAACCATCCATTATTTCATCTACAGTATCTTCCATACATAAAAACTCCATAAATTATAATATTATTTATAATTTAGGGGTTTTAGAATTTACCTAACTGTTCCCTTATGTATTTTAAGTTATTTTCTTTAAATAGTGGTAAAACTTCTTTGGCTTTTTCTTTAGAATATCCATAGTATTCCATAATATTCTTCAGATCATCGGAATCAACATCTTCCTTTACCCATTTTGAAAATCTATTTTTCTTCTTAAAGGTGTAAAAATAATAATCATATTGCATCTTTTTAGGCAATTCGTGAAATTTATTCATAAAATTTACATGAAAAAGACACTCAGAAAAATAAGAAAATGACTTATTTACAACATAAGGATTGTAAAACTTTTCAATTTCTGGATCTGTATCCATTATATTCTTTTTTGTCGAATTGATGGATTTTAAAAAGTCTGAAAGCATGAATTTTTAACCTTTAAACTCACATGTCATCATAATTTGAACCATGCAAGCCATTAAATGAATTTCTAGGTCTGCTACTCGGCTCATATCCTTCTGATACTCCCCAAGTATCAGAATAGCCTGTGGAATGCTAGAAGGGCTTAAACAGCCGTATAGGCTGTCATAAAGCTTTCTAATGACATCGGTTTCAGAGAGGTGGGAATTGGTGACAATCCACTTTCTAACTTCTGGCAAATTCTTTGTCTTCAAAAATCCAATTAAATTCTTAATTTGCTCCTCTGTGATATTCATCAATATTCCAGAGTCAATCGTACCAGACACGCCATATCTTTGAAGTTCATTCAAAATTCTACGCATATCTGGAAAATATTTCATAATAAGTTGACTTAAAATCTTCTTATCGCATGAAATGTTTTCGTTCTTAAGAATATCCATGCAGCGATCCATCATCTCAGCCGCAATGGATGCTTTTTCAGAAACTGGAATATTAAAGTCAATACAAGTACAGCGAGAGTGAATAGGCTCAATAATTCTCGACTTATAGTTGCAAGTTATAATGAATCTACAGTTTTTTGAAAATTCTTCAATTGCACCCCTCAAGGCTGGCTGAATACTTTGTGCATTTGAATAATCAAACTCATCCAAAATTACCACTTTCTTTGTATCGTGGAATGAGACTGTACTCGCAAATTGTCTGATTTTTGTTCTGAGGGTATCGATATTTCCGTCTTCAGAACAGTTAATCATGATCCAATCGCAATTCAATTCATTACACAAAGCCTTGGCTACTGTCGTCTTTCCAGTTCCAGCAGAACCTGATAATAGTAGATTTTGTGGCTCCTTTTTAGCAACCATGTCCTTGAAGGTTTGCTTCAAGGACTTTGGTAGGATGCATTCTTGAATTGTTTGTGGTCTGTACTTCTCTACAAACAAAAATTCTTTAGAATTTGTCATTTTTTATTCCGTATAGTAAGAATCTGGCTCCATTGCAAACCAATACCTAAGATTAATGTTTTGATTTTCAAACTGCCCAGCAATATTCTTTGAGAAGGTTACCTCATAATCTCCAGGAAGAAGGCGAATATTCTCAATCTTGAAGTTTAGTGAAAACTCAGCCCCATTGCTATCCCCCTCCAATTGCACCTTGTAACTATTGCTAGTCGGATCTTTCATATCAGATAGATGGGCGTAAATATTAGAACCATCGCTAATAAATGAAAGATCTGGCAATTGGAGAACAGAAGAAATTCTATGAAGTTCATTGAATAGTCCATCTGGAATCTGAGTCGTGACACTCATGCTTGGCATATTTACAGTCTTCTGTGGATATGTTAGAAGCCTTGGTTCAGAATAGTTGTACTTGACTACAGAACCATTTGAACCCGTAATGCTTACGCTCTTCTCACCAAATTCAAATTGAGGATTGTTAAACAAACTTACAAGTCCTAAAAACTTGTTCAGATCCCAAATTCCAAATTCAACATCAAAAGTTTCCTCAATGACTGCCTCAGCCATTCCACTTTTAGATGGGGTAATAGTTTTAATAACATTTCCTGGCTTCACAAGAATGTTTGAATTCATAGAAGCAAAGTTTTTAAGAATCGATAAAGTTGTTTTGCTGATTGTAATAGATGTAGATGTCATAAATCACCATTGTATCAAAATTATTCAAAGTCGTCAAGATCGTCTTCATCCAAATGGCTATAGTCGCCACTGACGAAATTCTTCAACTTATTTTTATATTCATTTCTTTCTGAAGATTTTTCACGATCCTTGATGCCACGATCATAAGTTTTAACTGTTTTTTTGTGTTCGCCTTTTCCGTTTTTATCTTTCTTTGACATTTTTTACCCTTATAATTCTACCCAAATTAGACCACTCTCGTCAAGTACTCTTGTAAACAATCTACCAGATTGTCTATCCAACCACCTATCTCCTTCATTCGTGTTTTGTGGTTCAAGAATACTATAATAAAATCTAGACGATATCTCAAATTCTTTCCAAGCACTTCCTATGGTTTTTGGTTGAATTCCAACTATAACATCAGTTGCAATATATTTTTTATTCTCAAAATCTACAACATCACCAGTATAGTATGTGCTGACATTTCCATTCTTGTCGTATTTTCTGTAAATTCCTCTTAGGTTTACATCTTCTGGTTTATACTCAATCATCCTACCATCCTGCTAAAGTTATTTTTCTTTTCAAACTGAAGAACGCTTGTAAATTTATCTACTATTTGATCCGCTTTATGGCTGATCACAAAAACATTTGAATTATTGTTGCCTAGAATATTTAATAGTTTCATTACTTCTTCAGTTCCACCAGCATCTAGAGAAGAATCAAAAACTTCATCCAAGATAAGCAAATTGCAATTTACACTATTCTTCATTCTTGCGATATCTCTCCAAGCCAATAGAAGTGATAAATCTATTCTCATTTTTTCACCTTCGCTGAAGTTCATGTAAGAAAACTCGTCCCGATTTCTACTTTTAATCGATTCATTGAATTCTTCGTCAAGGAAAAACTGAACAAAAAAATCCATAGATTTTAAATACTTATTAATATTCTTGTTCATTGCTGGCAAGTAATATCGAATTATTTTAGACTTGACACCACCATCTTTCAACAGGGTATAAGCATATTCATAATTTATCAGATCTTCTTTTTTATCTTCTTTTTCAATAATAAGCATGTTTAATTCTTTTTCCATCTCAGAAAGTTTTATTTTTTCTTTTTCTACTTCTACACTTTCGTCAGAATCTATGCTTATCTTTGATTTTAAGTTGTCCAAAGATATTTTGATGGCATACGCTTGTTTTTCAAACTCTTGAATTTTTCCATCAATATTCTTATTATATTCCCTGTCTATATTTATATTTGAGATTAAATTTTCAATATTTTTAATATTTTCCTGAAATTTAGCGTAGGCAGTATCTATAGTTTTTAACTTTTCAGTCAATTCTAAAATATTTTTATTTTTTGTTTCTTCTGTTATCTTACCCTTGCATTTTTGGCAAATTTCTTCTTTATCGTAAAAAGAAAGTTCATCGATTATTGTTTCCTTTTTACTTTCCAACTGAGATATTAATTTGTTTAATTTATTTAATTCTTTCACATTATCGGAATAGACAGTCTCATCTATTTGTTTTTTAGTTGAATTTTCTTTCTCTATCTTATCTAATAATACTTTGTAATTATTTGTCTTTTGTTGTATCTCAGTTTTAATTTCTTCAATATTTGAAGAACTTTTAGTTTTGTTTATAATGATTTTTTGATATTCTATTTTTTGATTCTGTAAATCAATTTTGTGAGAAATATCTTTAAGATTTTCTTTACACTCGGTTGTTTTAGTTTTTAGCAAATTATTCATTGTCGTAAAAACATCTATGTCCAATATATTTTCAATTACAGATCTTCTGTCTGATGCTGTTAATTGCATAAATGGTATAAAGGAAGAACTTCCAAGTATTACTACCTGACTAAATGTTTTGAAATTCATCTTCAAGATTTGTTTTTCCAACAAATCTTGGTAATCCGAAGACTTAGCATCCTGATTTAGCATTTTGTCATTTTTGAATATTTCAAATATCTTTGGATTCAATCCTCTGCGGATTTTATATTCATCATTTCCTATTTCAAAAAAAATCTCAACTATACTTTCTTTGCTATTGATTGAATTCTGCAATTGTGGTATGTTGATTTTTCTAAAAGGTTTTCCAAAGAGTGCGAATGTTATAGAATCTAGAAGTGCAAATGACTTCCCACTTCCATTGCTCCCACAAACTAATGTTGTTGGAGATTTTGTTAATTCTAGTTCAGTAAACCTATTTCCAAATGACCCAAAGTTTTTAAATCTTATCTTCTTGAATATTATCATTATTGATAACCTTTTCTGGCACAATCATGGATCTAAATTTTATTTTTTGTTCAGTATCTTCAACAAAAAGATAATCATCTGCTGTTTTTTCTTTGTTCATAATGACATGCTTTCTATGTAGAGATCTTTTATTATGGTTTTAACTTTTTCTTTATTTTTGATCTGTTCGGTGTTGTCTATTTCTTTTGCTATGATTGTCAGCGTATCTTGTGTGACATCAACATCATCTTCTTTTTCTTGTTGATTGTCAAGATCCTCTATTATAGTAAATTCTTGAGGCTCGTTTGACAGAATATAATCGACATATTGTTCAAACTTTTTCTGTCTTTTTTTGTTGATAACCACTAATTTTATATAACAATTCTTAATAGACTCTGGGTTTAATTTTTCAACCTCATTGTCAGTTGAATCGTCATATTTCAAAACATGGAATATTTTTCTAGTATTTTCTATAAATTCCAATTCCCGTGTTTTGGTATCCAATACAGTGAATCCCTTTTTACAATTTATATCTCCAAAATTCATCTGATACTGCGATCCGAGATAATGAATATTGCCTCTTGATTGCCTTATATGAAAATGACCAGATAGAACTTTATCAAACTTATTGAACATCTGCTCATCATTTCCAGAAGAGTGCTTTATTCCAGTAATAATCTCAAAACCATTAATCTCAAAATGTCCAACCAGTATTGAGGCTGATGTTGAATTTATAAATGAATAACAAAGATCCTCATTGTCTTTGGTTATCCACGGAACTAATCCAAGCTTTAATCCATCCAAATATAATTCTGTTGGATTTTCAATTATATTAAAATTATCATAAAAAGAAAATAATTCTTTTATAGAATTAATTGCATTTGTATTTTTAAAATAAGTATCGTGGTTGCCGATAGTTAAATAGACATTTATATCATTGTCTTTAAAAAAAGATGCAAATCTTTTATGAATCTGATTGAGTGTGAAAAAATTCACATATTTTCTTCTATCCAATAAATCGCCCATGTGAATCACATGTCGAATCTTATTTTCTTTAAGATATGGAAAAAATACATTTTCAAAAAAACTCAAAGATTCCTCAAGAAAAAAAGAAGCATCATTCTTATACCCGAAATGGGTATCGCTAATTATAGCAATTTTCATTTCTTTTTCTTTCTTTTTCTCTTTCCCTTTGCTTCTGTTTCTTTTTCTAATTTTTCTAAATCATGCTCTGATAAGAAAAAATTTCTCTGAATAAATTCGGATAGAGTCGCAGATTCATTGTTTTCTCTCAACCATTCAGTATACTTTGAATCTATATCATTATGCTGCATACACTTATATTTTATATAAGCTTGTTTTTTTTCTTTATCTATTCTTCTAAGAAAAGCATAATATATTATTTGTGTAAAGTATGAGAATGGATTTTCCGATTTTTGATCATCGAAGTTATGTGCGTATTGTAGGCAGTTTTCCACCCCATCGCTAACCATATCTTCTCTAAATGGGTAGTTTATGAAATTAGGTCTTCTTGACAATCTATCTGCTATTTGATAAAAACAAAGACCAATATAATCAGTCACTGGTGGCATTGGCTTGTTTTTTAATTTTGCTTCGTTTACAATGATTTTCCATTTGTTCATTGCAGACAAAAATTCATCGTTATCAACATAATGTTTGTCTTTTTTCTTTTCTGCTTTGCTCATAACAATATTATACACATTTTTATTAAAACTTCAATATATTTTTTTACACTTTTTACTTGACAGGTTTTAATAGGTCTAATATAATTGTTGTGTGGTATTAAGGAAGATTGGGTTTCTTAAAGGTTCTTTAAGAGTAATCATCACTAAGTGGATCTGGATTCCAATCTGAGAATTGATTTCCAAAGTCTTCTCTACCCTTTTCATCCCCAGTAAATTTATTTCTCTTTTTGATCTCATCGATCATCTTAAGCAACATATCTGGTTCTAGAATACCAGAAGTGATTAAATTCATGATGGCTTCTGGTGGAATAACCATATTAAGATATAACATTGGTCTTTCCTTAAGTTCGTCTGGAATCATTGGATTCTTAAGAACTTCTTTCTTTTTTCTTCTTTTCTTTCTTCTTTTATTTCTCATTTCCTCATCTACTGCATGTAGATAATCTTGAGAAATATCAGAATTTAATTCATTTAGAAATGAGTCTAAAAAGTCTCCGACTTCATTCGACATATTTTCTATATTAGTTTTCATCTGAGATTCATCTACTGGTTTTTTCTCATTGTCTTCTCTTTCCTTTTCACCATCGTAGATTGATGAACACTTTTTGCTTGGTTCTATAATTGCAACAATTCTATCTTTTTTGATCTCAATTGTCTTATCATCGCTGTTGTGTAGCCAATCTCTTAAAAAGGTAACATCAACAGCCATGCCATTATTACCAGACATAGTAGAACTAATAAAAACCATTGGCCTTTCAATTAGAAGGCTTGTTTCGTTTTCAACAACAGAACCTATCAATTCTTCACCATTATTGAGTTTTAATATTTTATATCCCATATTTCCTCCTAAAGTCGAATTTTCTTGATATTGTAGTTGAACTTCTCTTTATTATATATCTTGATTCTTTCATCAAAATGTCTTAGGGTATGGTTTCTGTAGGATTTCCAACATAGATCATCCGCAATATCAAATAAAATCACTGAATCTTTCGTATCTGACTTTCTAAGACCTCTACCAATCGATTGTAATACTCTAATTACAGATTTTGATGGCGAAGCAAATACGATAGCATTGATGTTTCTTATATTTATGCCTGTACTGCATGTCCCATATGAGGCAACTAGAACACTGTTTTTATGATTATCCACAACTTTTCTTATTTGTTCTCTTTCTTCGATATCTGTTTTTCCACTAATCATAAATGTTTCTTTTCCAGATTCCTTCTTTATTTGATCATAGAGTGGTATTCCATGCTTATCAACATAATTGAATAAAACTAAAATATTTCCAGATATGTTTTTACATAATTTTGAAATAAAATTATTTCTTTTTTTGTTGCAAATCAACCATTCCATTTCATCAGCATATCTGGCTTTTTTAACACTTTCATATTCTTTTACATCGTAAGATAAAATTACAGAATTAATATTCAATGTCGATAAGATCTTATCATCCATTAAATTTTTAGTTGTAGTTACAGAATGAACCCTACCAAATAGACCTTCTATTATCAGTTTATGTGCTTGTGTATTGTCTAGTGTACCAGTTGTACCGATTCTAAATGGAGTATTCAAAAGCTTTTTCATTATAGAAGATAGAGATTTAGCCTTATATAGATGGACTTCATCACCAAAGATTCCATGATAATTTGAAAAATAATCGTGATCTTCTCTAAAGATACTTTGCCATGTTGAAATTGTTATTCTTTTAGATGATGTTTTTTCTTGTCCCTGAAAGATAAGATGAATTTGTCTTAAAAAATCCTTGTCTGAGTTTGAGTAATCTTTAAAATCAGAAGCAAGCTGAGTGACAAGACCTGTTGTTGGTACAAGAATTAAATATTTTGTCGAATCAAAGTTTTCAAGTAAAAATTTTAATGTTAAATAGATTATTAGTGATTTTCCAGAACCTGTTGGGGAAACCAGTAGTATTCTATTATTTTTAATTGATTCTTTTACAGCACTAAGTTGATAATCGTGCGGTGTTATTTGCTTTTTATTTGAATATATAATTTGCTTATTTAACCATTCGTCAATGTAAGAATCTTCAAATGGAATTTTTTCAAATCCATCAAGAGAGTATTGATACTTTCTTTCATTTAAAAAATGTTCTATATAATCAACCAATCCAGAATATATCGTCCTTGAAGCGTAGTTGAATAACTTTATAGTTCCATCCCATTTTTTCTTTTTAAATGCTGGAGTGTATTGATGATTTGGAACTTTGAATGTAAAAAAAGATGAAATTTCTTTTGCGATAGAATCATCACAATGAACTTTTATAAAAACTTCATCTAGTTTTTCTATTCTTATCATCAAACACCTTGTGTAAATTTAATCCAATCAATTGCAGCCCTTACAGACCACATTTTATTGGAAATTGCCTTTACAATTCCCTCAATGTAATTTACTTTTTCTTTTTGATATTCTATCTTCAAATTTAATTGACAGATATCATTATCACTTTCGATGAACTTGTCTAAGTCTTGTCTTATAAGAGAAAGTTCAAAGGCTTCCCAATTTAATTCAGCCAATCTTTCTTCACTCATTTTTCCAGAGTAATATAACCATTTATCTCTTTTTAATTTTGATAAATCGGTTTCGTACTTTGAAAGTATAAGTTTTTCATCAAACAAAATGCAAAGATATTTGTTATGTTGCTGTGGTATAACAGTAGCTTCATAATCTAAATTTGTTTTATCGATGGAAAGATCTTTATCTGCTTCTTTTTTAATTTCATCTAAATTCATATTAAATAGTATAATCTTTCAATATATCAAAATGTGTATAGTTAAAAATGACAGATGCAATAACTGGATCTGTATCTGGTGAAGTTACATCAAAATCCAAACCAGACAAAAATGATGGAAATATATTGTAATACTTAAATGATATTATTGGTCTATAATTATTATTTAAAATTAAGAGAATAGCACTTGATGTCTTATGAATTTCACTTAATCTCTCTTTATTATTTACCCACGGTGCTATTTTTTGCATCCAATCTAATATCTCTTTGTAATTTACCATATTCTCATCAACTGGAAAACTTAACTGTATATCTTCGACAATATATCGATTTCCAGGTCTTACCATTTCTATTCCAGTTGGAGTAGATTGAATTGATTGACCTAAACTCAAAGATGGTAAATTTACTCTCTGAGCAAAGTATGTTACAGTTGGACATCTGCTTAAAATAAAAATAAATTTATTTTGTAATAGATAATTTCTATTTTCTGGAATCACTGGATTTTTTGCTAAGAAATCTCCAGGTAATTCTTTTTTGATATCGTCTGGTATATTGCTCGGATTGAACATAATAGTATTTATAAAGAAACAGGCTGGTCTTTCGACCAGCCTGTTCGTTAAGACTTACTCCGATCAGCCTTCTCTACCGTGGAGGCTCTTGACTCTGGTTAGACGGTAGTAAACATTGCTGTTTAGATCTAGACCATCTGTGAGTGCGTTTGAGCCAGCGAAGCTTGTTTGACCCTTGGCGAATGGATTTGCAACCATTCCGTAACGAGTCTTGAAGCCAATCTTTGGTTGGAAGGTATCTTGACCGACTGCTCTTACCATTTGGAGAGGAACATATGGGCAGTAGAACATACCAGCGTCATATGGTGAGGTTCCCTTGTATCCAACGAGGAAGAAGTCAACTCCTGCTGGGACGAATGGATCGATATAGACCTTATAGCGACCATTGAGGACTCCAGCAAAGACATTTCCAGTATCATCAACGCTTAGGTTGACATTGAGTGCTGGTGAGATATTGAGGAATCCACCCATTGCAAGTGCTGATGCAACATCTGCGCTGCAAAGGATGAAGTTACCTTTACCTCTACGAGTTTCCTTGGCGATAACATTTGCTTCGCGTTCGATCTGATACATAAGACCACGATAGCGTTCTGCTGACCAACGACCGTCTGAGTCTTCGGTTAGATTGTAGCTACCAGCAAGATCGAGTCCAGTTTGCTGTGAACCTGTCTTGGCAACAGTGTAAACTGCGCGTAGAATTTCTCTGTTGATTTCGTTGAGAATTTCAACTGAGAGAATGTTCGCAAGTTCAGATTCGGCATCAAGACCATGAACAGCCTTAAGATCTTGAGCAAGTTCGGTTGTATATTCTGCCTTGAGTGCTCTTGTACGGGCTTGTACTGCAACGCGCTCAATGCTGAAGGCCATTTCCTTGAACTTAGGATCGCTAGCATCACTTCCGCCGAGTTTTTCAGCATCAGCGGTAAGGAATCCACGGAATCTCTCAAATAGATTCTTACGAGTAATAGCTGTTAGTGTAGCACCAGTGTTTGTTCCTAAACCAAAGGGGTTGGTATAGGTTGAACCTTCTGTGGTATTATTATTACCAGTTGAACCAGAAACACCAGAGAAAGATGCAATTGGTTCATCATACATTGCTTCTAGACCAGCTGGACCATCGTACTTAGCTCTGAAGGCAAAGATTAGACCAGTTGGTGCAGTCATTGGTTGAACGCTTGCAATGTCGTAAGCAACAACATTTGGCATTGCACGGCGAACGAGGCTGATTAGGATTGGGTCATAACCAGCAAGGCTTCCGTTTGCTGAAGCAGCTTGAGTGACTGAGAAACCACCACCCATTGAGTTGGTTGGTGCAGCTTCTGTAAGAAGTTGGTTTCTTTCTTCTGCTAAAGCTCTCTTTTGATTTTCTAGAAGAACGGCGGTTGTTCTTCTTCTATGAATGTCCTCAATCTTTGTTAGTTCTGGATGGTCAATGAGTGGTGACCATTTTTCTAAAAGTGTGTCGTATGGTGTAGTTCCGTTAAAATCCATTTCTATATTCTCCTATTTTTTATTTATATTATTTGACTTTTGGATTTGATGCCTTTAATTGCTTGCTGATTGACTGAACATAAATGCTCATATCTTCATTTAGATTAACTGGAGCAATCTGATCACTTTCCATGATTGAGGATTGTGCTGATTGGGTTGGTTTTGTTTCACCATTTAGATATGATTCCTTTATGATTTTAATTTTATCTCTGTATTGATCTAAAGAATCAAAGTTGATTCCTTCCGATAGAGATGCAATTTTTTCAATTTCAGTATCAGCAAGTCCTGCTGTTTCTTCGAAGAAGATGTTTAAGCACTTTGCTACTGCTACTTCTTCATTGAGGGCCATATTTTCTTGAATTAGCTTGTTCATTGATTCTTGAAGTTCGTTGTGTTCATCGAATAGTTCATCAACGATATCAACTTTGTCTTCTGGAATGTCAACATAGCTGTTTTCAAATAGATCCTTTAGACCACGCATAAAGTTTTCAGCAATTTCTGTTCTGAAGCCTTGCTCTACTTGTAGTCTATTTTCTTCCATCCATTCATTAATAGCGTATGAAAGATATTCATCAATTGATTCTGTTAGTGTTGAAGCGACAGACTCCGTTTGCTCTGCGATTAATTCTTCAGATGCTTGAAGGATTGCTTGCTCAACGATTGAGATTTTTTCATTTAAAGCTGCTTCAAAAATAACGGCAGCTCTTTGCTTAAATTCGTCCGATAAATCTTGTCCTTCAAATAAAGCATTGATATAGTCGGTTATATCTAACTCAACACTTTCTTCCATCTGTGCTCCCATTGTCTGATCAGTGCCACCAGCATTTGAAACTCCTGCTGGAGAAAGGGATGCCATATTCTTTTTAGCATCTCCGTCCTTTGCTATTGCTTTTGCAAACATTGGAGTCACTCCGTTGGACGAAAATGTTCCTTTTCCACTCTCATCATGTACATCTTTATTTCCTTGCATATTTTTCTCCGTGTTTTATATTATTTATATAATTAATTTTTTTAACAATTTTGTATGTAACATTAAATTATTATCTCAGTCGTCTATTTGTACGAGGGGTAACTATACCAGCTCGTATTTCAGCTTCTTGAGTACCTGTTCTGCGTCTATTCAATTCGTTCTTTATATCTCTTATATCATCTTCTCTGGTTTTTGGTACAATATTAGTTGGTGGTCCAGAAACTGGAATTTTTACTCCATTTGTTGGCTGTTTTGACATATTTCTTCTTACATAATTTGAAGCTTTTATACCCCTATACACTCCAGTTAAAACTCTCGGCAGGACTGTTGTTAGTCCAGCAGCAAACAGAGATTTTATTCCACCAGTAGCTATATTTGTAACAGTTCCCATAGCACCACTTGGACCAATAGTTGAACCTTGACTCAAAGAACCTTGAATATTTCTTTTGATTCCAGATACTACAGTACCACCAATAGTTTTTTGTGGTCTATATTTTATTCTTTTAGTTACAATTCCAGAATTAACGGTTCCTGCTTCTGGCTCATCTGTTCCAGAAGTTGTTGGTGTATTTGATACTGTACTTTGTGGTTCATTTTCTAAATCTCCACGAAAAGGACCAGATGGAATTCTCCAATTTTGTGGAAATTGAAATCTTTGAGTTGCTTTTCTTCTGGCTATAGCCTGTAGACTATTATTGCCAGATAATTCTTTTCTAATACCCTGAGCAATTAAACCTAATCTACCTAAATTAGAATAATTAACTTCATCTAGAGATATATTTTTTGAAAAACTCATTAAATTCCTCTCATGAATCTTTCGAATATTTCAAGAGCTTTATTTTCGTAATCTTTAGCTGAAATCTTTTTAATTTCTTTGTGAAATTTTTCTATTTCTTGTTCTTTTAAAAGACCATTATCCCAGACCCATTCCTTGCCTTCCAATATTCCGTTTACGAAAGCTTGTGGGGCTGATGGATCTGAAACGATGTCTATTGCGGAAAGAGTAAAATCTGATTGAACCTCATTGATTTCATTTACTTTTTTAAGGCTTCCCATACCCCTTGAAGAAACTCCAAGCAAAGCACCTTCATCTATTAAAGATTTAACAATCTTTCCCATTGGAGTATCTAAAACTTTAGCTTTACCGTAAAAGTTATTTCCATCCTGATTAAGTTCTACTATCATGTGGGACACACGATCAAGATTAACTGTTGGACCAGATGGATGATTTAGTTCACCTAAAGCTCTTTTCTTATTTACATATTCTTTGAGGTATCTTTTACACTCATTTTCTAGAATATTGACAGAATAGCGTCTACCGTTTCTATTTACGGTTTCAGCCTGCATCATTATTCCTTCAATGAAATA